TGCAGCCGATATGGCCTTCCTTCAGGTTCTGGCCAAGCAATACGGCGTGCCCTTCGAACTGCTCTTCCGTCCGACGAATACCCCGCTCGGTACGGTCGCCGCGGTCGACACCGCCGAGCCCCTGCCCGGTACATCCCTTAACGAAAAGAAATAATATGCGCTTCCTGACTAACGGCCTGAGCGGCCGCGAACCTCTCCTCATCGACCCGACCAAGGCGAAAGACCACGCCGCTCTCGCCGAGAAGTTCGGCTTCACGGACATGCTCGCGCAGCTCTTCGGCGTGGCCCCTGCCCCGTACATCGTCGACGGCGTGGGCGTCATCCCGATCGCCGGCGTCATCGGCAAAGGCCTGTCGCCCCTAGAACGCATGATGGGCGCGGTCGACGTCAATGAACTGTCGGCCACGGTCGACGCGATGGCTGCCGACCCTGCGGTCGAGAAGATTGCCTTCAACATCTCTTCCCCTGGCGGCACGGTCACCGGCGTCGAGGAACTGGCCAACAAGATCCGCGACCTCGGCAAGCCGACCATGGCCTACACTGACTCCGAGATGGCCTCGGCTGCTTATTGGCTGGGCTCTCAGGCCGACCGCGTCGTCGCCTCCCCCTCGGCCACCGTCGGCAGCGTGGGCGTCTACATGGCCATCCCTGACATGAGCAAACTTTACGAGGCCTCCGGCGTTCGTATGGTCGTCATCAAGTCGACCGGCTCTCCCCTCAAGGGCGCGGGCATCGAGGGCACGTCCCTTTCCGACGAGCAGATGGCCGACCTTCAGGCCTCCGTCGACGAGATCCACGAAGACTTCAAAGCCGCCATCCGCAACAAGCGCAAGATGGTCGCCGACTCCGCTCTCCGCGGTCAGGTCTTCTCGGGCAAGCAAGCCGCCGCCCAGGGCCTCGTGACCGGCCTAGCCGACTCCTTCTCCAAAGCCCTAGCTTCTTTCTAACATGCCCCGCATCTTCACTGACATCGACGACACCATCCTGAAAGACGGCCAGCCCGTCGAGAAGGTCGTCCGCTTTATCGACGAGACCGCCGAAGAGGTGGTCGTGTTGACCAACCGCCCGGAGTCCGACCGCGAGAAGACCGTGGCCGACCTTGAGGCCATCGGCTTTGAGTACGACGGCCTGATCATGAATGACTCGGGCGAAGAGGCCCCGGCGTTCAAGTCGAAGGTTATTAAGGCCGAGCTCGATGCCGGCCGCGTGGTCGACCTGTTTATCGACAACCGCCCGGACACTCGCGAGGCTGTCGCCGCCCTGGGCGTGGAAGTCATGGCCCCCGAGGATGTCCCCGAGGTCGTCGAGGAAGAGGAAGAGGTCGAAGACGAGGTCGAAGAGGAAGTCGCCCCGACCGCTTCGGTTGCCAATTTCCGCAGGATTAACATGACCATCGAAGAACAGCTCGTTAAGGCCGCGGCCTCGCTCGCCGGTCTCACCGCTGAACGCGACGACCTCCGCGCTACCGTGGAGAAACTCACCGTCGGCGCTTCCTCCGAAACCGAAGCCCTCAAGGTTTCCGCTGCCGAGAAGGACGCCAAGCTCTCCGAACTGACCGCCGCCCTAGAAGCCTCCGCTAAGGAAGCCTCCGAGCTGAAGGCCAAGGTCGAAGAGCTGGAAGCCGGCAAGGCCACCGCCTCCAAGGAAGCCGCCAAGATCGTGGCCTCCTTCGGCACTGAGCCCGTCGAACTTCCCAAGGGCGACTCGCCCGCGAAGATGAGCAACGCCGACATCAAGGCTGCTTACCTCGCCCTCCCTGCTGGTCAGGCCCGCATTGCGTTCTTCAACGCGCATAAGGCCGCTCTCATTTCCCTCTAACCCTCACTCCCTAAATACACATACCTATGGCTACTGTCCTCCCTACCGCTCCGGCTATCCTGTCTGACTACATCGTCCAGACCGTCGCCGGCAAGCTGCCCATCCTCAACAACGTCTCGACGAACCTCTCGGCCTCCGTTGGCCGCGCCGGCAAAACCGTTTTCGTGCCGATCATGGGCAGCGGAACCGCGTCCGAGTTCAACAAGGCGACCAACACCCTCGCGGATGTTGACGGCGCTACGATGACCTCCTCCTCGGTCACCCTGAAGCACTTCAAGTACGTCGACGAGTTCTCCCCCCTCGACATCCAGGAGTACGGCATGCAGTACCTGATCAACGCTTACGCGAAGACCGCCGCTCAGGCCATCGTCGACAAGTGCTGGGAAGAAATCGGCGCCGTCTTCACGACCGCCAACTTCGCTACCGAAGAAATCGTCGCTATCGGCGACTTCGGTTATGACGACGTGACCCAGGCTCAGTTCCTCCTCGACACGGCCAAGGCCGGCGAGCCCCGCTCGTTCCTCCTCGGCAACGGCTACCTCAAGAGCCTCCGCAACTCGGCCTCCCTCGTCAGCTCCCTCAACCCGAGCGCCAACACCATCGTCACCACCGGCAACGTCGGTCAGGTCGCTGGCATGGACATCTACCAGTGGAACCAGATCCCGAACGTCGAGAATCTCGCGGGCGTGGCCATGGGCCCGGATTCGCTCCTCGTGGCGACTGGTGTTCCGATGGCTGAAATCGCCGGCTTCAACGCCAGCGTCGCCACTGCTGAGTCGGGTCTCTCCGTCCAGGTTCTCGTCGGTCAGGCTGAAACGGGCAACATCCGTTGCATCGCTCAGATCCTCATCGGCGCGAACAAGGGCCGCGGCACCTCGGCCGTCCGTTACGTCACCGCCGCCTAATCGGCCTGACAGTAAACAAACGGGGGCTCCGCAAGGGGCCCCTTTTTTGTGCCTGTTTGCCAATCTTCGCAGGGTTATGAGTTTGTACGCTGAGTTCCTCCCCGACGCTAAGGAGATGATCGCGGACTTCGGCGTGGCCGGGTCGGCCAACTCTGGAGCGATTACATTCAAGTGCCTCATCTCCGACCCCGCCGTCCAGACGGTGCTCGAGCCTGGGGGCTATATGGAGCGAACCCAGTACAACGTCCGCCTCCCCGCCGCTACGGCCTCCTGGAGCCTTCCAGACGGGTCTATCGGGGCATCCAGCGCCATCGTCGTCTCCGGCTCCCCCATCCCATCCCTTGCCCAGGGCAAGAAGATCGTGGCCGGCGGGAAGAATGTCCGCGTAACTACCCAGACTTACAAGCCCGGGTCGGCATGGGTTACCCTCGTCGTTATCGACGATAACCAGTAATGCCTAGCAAGGTCTCCATTGAGCCGAAGTCCCTTGCGGAGTTCGTGGAGGCCTGTCGCCGGTTCGCAGCTGAGACTAAGATCACCATGCGCGACGCCGTCCTGGAGCAGGCCATGCTTGCCTGTCAGGACGCGGCCATCTTCACCCCTCCGCTAGTCCCTGCCGGCGGCGGAGGCCTTACCCCTGCGGCCAAGCGTGCGGGCCTTGGCGCTGTCGCCGGGGACGTTTCCAAAATCTTCGTGGCGGCAAACGATACTTCGGCCCGCGGCGTGGCGGGGAACCTGGTCAACCAGATTGCCTTCGCGGTCAAGACTGGCGACTTCGGGACATTCTCCCGACTGACTGACGGCGGAGCCTTACAGGGCATGCTAGGCCAGCGCAGCATTCTCGCGAAGATCGCGGCCGACGCGGATAAGCAGCGGGCCTTCGCTAAGGCTAGGAACTTCCTGAACCGGGCTAACCCGGTCAAGAGCGAGTACGGAACCCAAGGTTTCGTCCGCGACTTCCGTCCAATCCATGACCAGGTCAAAGGCCGCTTCGGCGGGCGCATCCCTAAAGGTGCTCGGCCTGTATCGGCCAAGCTGCTCGTCCAGGATAAGACCCAGTTGCAGGAATACATTGAGCGCCGCCAGCGTCAGGTCGGGGCAATTAAGTCCGGCTGGGCACGCGCCCTCGCCAGTCTCCCCCGCCCCAAGGACATGAACGGCCAGCAGGGCGAGCCCGGGGCCAAGCTACGTTCGGCCACTTGGATTACCTTGCATACGGGAGTACCTGGGAACAATAAGACCAACTTCACCGACAAGCTGGCCGAAGCCTCCGTCACCAACATGCTAGGCAACATCAACGGCATCGCCGACAAAGCCGACACGCTCGGCCTCGTCTACGGCAACCGCGTAAAGCAGATGCCTGCCATGATCCGTTACCGCATGCGCAAACCCGTAAACAAGTTTAACAAGAAATAACCATGGCCAACTCCATCCGCCACGTCGTCGAGCAGACCCTTGCGACCTATCTCTCCAGCCAGTCCGGCCTCGCCGGCGTTCAGATCCTGACGGGGGACAGCGCCGTGACGCAGACCCTGCCTAAGGCCGTCGTGCTCTGCGACTCTGCCCGAGCCCCTGGCGACCTCCAGGAAGGCCTCGGCAATTACGATTGCTCCGTGCGCGTCACCCTGTTCTCGAACGCCGACGACACGACCTTGGCCGTCCACCGCGAACGCTGCGCCGCCCTATCTGATTGCATGAAGTCGGTCGGCCTTATCCAGACGGCCTTCGCCTCCGGCGGCGCTGCCCTGTGCTACGACGTGACCTACCGATCGGAAGACGAGGGCATC